AGAGGGGTGGGACTAGTTTCCCCTCCTTCCTTTTTAACTGCTGCACTATTTTTTCTACGCATATCTGCAAATACATCACTTGCATTACCAGTTTCCATAAGACTTGCACCACCATCTTCAAGATCAAAGATACGCAATGTGTTTGGATCAAATCCCAAATATACCTTACTACCAACACCAGAACTACTACGTGTTTTAAGAAACTGTACTTGATACTGTCCGCGCTCTTTCATTGCTGCACTTGCAAAAATACTAATAACATTATCAGCAGTTTGAATCTTACTGATACCACCTGCAATCATGCTGTGATCATGTTCTTGTTCTTGTGCCGCACTTCTATTCAACTGTGATGCAGTTATTAACAACATATTGTTTTCTACCGCAAGACCACGAAGTTCTTCTGTAACAAACTTATCTTTAATAAACAAATCACTTGGATTAATCTTCTTATTGTTTGGGTACAACAAGTCAAGATAATCAACTACAAGAACATCTGGTCTCTTTTGACGTTCAATCTGATAATTTTTTAGGTATACCTTAATGTCATTTGTAGTACTACCTTGTGCAATCTGCTTGATATAAATGTCGCCATTCTTAAATCCTGCTTGCTTAACTTTGATTTCAACTGTATCTAAGTTACGGAAGATATCTCTAGTTCCAACTTCAGTAAGCATACTATCAATACGCATACCAGTTAAGCCTTCACTAAGTTCTAGTGATATGTAAACTACATTGAGTCCCTGAGCACTCATATTGATAGCTTCATTTTGTAAGAACAAACTCTTACCTACACCAGATCCTGCACACCAAATAGTAATTTCACCTCTGTTCAATCCGCCATATAACTTGTCATCAACAGTCTTCCATCCAGAACTAATCTGTCCATTCTTATCCTTAATGCTTAACAATCTGGCACGAGGATCTGCATAATAATTTGTACCAAGATCTTTTTGTAAGCTGATTAGAATTGCTTCTCTAACTCGCTTTTCAACTTCACCATAGTTGCCTTTTTCAATAAGTCCCACCGCACTTGTTACTGCATCTGCTAGTGCTCGGTTCTTACAGAACTCTTCAATTTCTTTTAAGAAACTATCCTGGTGTTGTATACTAATATCTTCAATTTTAACAAATTCCATACTAGTCTCAGCATTAACCTGTTCAATCTTAGGTAATACTTTATACTCATTTGTATACTTGAGTATGAATCGCATAGCCGGACGTAGTTTATTAACAAAATACTTAGAATCTAAAATATTCTGACAACGTGCAAAAACTTCCTCACTACTCAACAGAACATTAACAAGCAACATTTGCTTATCTTCTGTATATTCTTTTGTTTCAAAATCTTCTTCACGATCGTTAGCCATTATCAACCTTTAAACATTTGTCGTTTAACTTTAATTTGTAATGCACTCTTAGTTTTACTTTCTAAGATGCTTTTCAATGTATATATTCTACCATATCTGGCGCTGGCATCTGCACAATCTTTGATACTATCTTCCCATTCTGGAAAACTCACATACCATTCATTATCTAATGCTGCATCAATCAATCCCTGATTCTTACGCTGTCTATCTGGTACAACAACGATCTCTTTGTCACACTGTAATAGCCATGCTAATTGTTCTCTACTCAACTCACTACCTAATACTGCAACGCCATCGACTGCAATTGCATCAAACGGCCCTTCAACTAGTAACACATATTTACGATTATGTTTATCCATTACTTCATTGTTGAATAGGTACCCAGGTTGTAAATGACTATTAAAATATCTCGGAGTACCTACTGGAGGTTTACCAGCATATCTAGCAGTCCACCCTACAATTTTATGATCATGATAAAAAGGAACGATAATACGTTTATTCATATCATGTTTAGTAGATGTACTGTAATAATAATCATAATTTAATGCAACAGCATTACCTCTAGACTGTAAGTATTCTATTACAGACAAGAAATCTGCACTTAGTTCTTCACTTTCTATTACACTTTCAATCGGAACCGCATCATCTGGTAGATCAACTTCCTTGAAGTTTTTGTTAAAAAAGAACTCTGTATTAACAACTTCTGTATCAACACCATCAATTTTATTTTTAAGTAGTTCTAGTTTTGCTGCTTTGATATCTTCATCAGGTGTTCCTAACCAATGAAGCAATGATTCAAAGTTTTTCGTAATATCTGTACCGCTAAATCTTGTTTTGAATCCGCAGTTATAACAGTTGTATCCAATAACACCGTCCGGACTCATCATCAAATTACCGCGGTGTCTCTTATCTTGACTATGACCACGATGATGACAACATGGACTATTAAACATAATCCACCCTCTTGGGCTTTGTCTACGTCGCGTTGGTAAGTTTTTCAGAACTAGATCATGTATAAGAGCCATACATTAAATATAAGATGCTATTAGTTCTTATACAAGATCTTCGTAAATTTTCCTTTATTTTGTAAAGTTGGTTGATAAACAAATCTGATCCAATATAGGTTCATTGTAAAATTAAACAACGTAGTTCCTACTTTTTTATCATCCTTAAATTCGTAATAATCAACACCTTCACCGATCGGAATTCTGAACCATTCGTTTGCAGCTGGAGGTTCGTTGGCTAGGCAACCTTCAATCCAAAATTTACCTAACCATTTATTAGTATACACTGTAACTGTATGTGTACCAGATGCTCGTTCTTCTTGTGCATCGCCCGGAATAGCTCCGGTAACCATTTTTGTATCCCAATCCCATCCTACTGGTGTTTCGGTAAACTTATTACCCATAACTTCAACCGGAGGAGTAAGACTACTTGCAATGCCTTCAACCAATTCAAAACTATTCCAAGTTTCTTTATTAATATCAGTAAAAAGAAGTTCTGTTTCGTTATCCTGGTTAATAGTTTTAACCGTATATCTATAGCTACCTGTTTGCCAGTCCTCAATTTCATTGGGTGCAAGTACAAGTTTCGCTTTGCCTTTGGTTTCGTCTACTATAACTAATTCTTTTTCAAGGATTATGTCTGGCGGATTTTTAGCATTTGTAACTTGATTAACTGGTCTTATCTGTGCAATGAGTGTTAAGCCTATAATTCTAACAGCCTTACGATCATTATTTCTAATGATGAAATCTATGGTGTTAGTTGCACCCTTATAAACTTTTGTGTTGTATGTGATCATTGGCAGATTTATGTTTGGGACATTCTTATCAGCCTGAGTTAGCTGTACATATTCTTTATACTTATATAGATATACTTTGGCCATAAGAAAGTCCGAGGTTTACGGTATATTTATTGATTTATTTTTGACTGCTAGATTGCCTATATAAATATGATAGATTTACCTAGGCCTTTTACACTATGAATAATGAATACAAAATATTACAAGAAAGATTTCCGTTTTTAACTATAGTAAAATATTTAAAAACACAATACATCGGAATTGTACAAAATGCTGATCATTTGTTTATTAGTATGTACATCTTAGATGAAAGTTTTACTAATGAAATGAAAAAGAACTTTCTCGAGTGCGGCGAAGTTTATTGGTGGGAAAGTAATAGATCGATCCCAATTAACTTATTTCTTCAGGATGATTTCAAAAGGTTTAAACCTTACCTAAGAGTCTTCAGCAAAAAAGAAGCCGAAGTACTTCAAGGTCCTACAATTAATCTAAGAGAGTTGATGAACAAGCGTATAAAGCGTAGAACTATAACGCTTGTTCGTGCTGTTGATTAAGAGTCTGTAGTTTCTTCGTCGTCGGCTAATGTCGTAGTAGTTACTCGAATCGTAACTGTACCATCTTTATTAATTTTAACCTTCTGTGGCTTCTTCCTAGCTTCTGCACGAGCTTCTGTCTGCTGCGGTTCGCTCCACTTTTGAAAGGTCTCTACGGTTGCCCATGCCCACATCGCCGCATCACTTTTATCTTCAACAATAGCATATGCTGTAGTCTTTTCGGTTTTAGTATCGTATTCTGCCCAAATGTTAATCTTACCAACAATCTGTTCTAGTGTATTAAAAACTGACTGCCACTGATGCGGATTAATTCCGGGACTACGGAAGAAATATCCGGAACGCAATCGGGGACTTAGACGCTTAATA